CACATCACTGGGAACAAAATATAAATTAGGTACACCTAGAGTAGATATAAGAGAGGATGGTAGACGCTAATGCTCATAACCAGTATTCCTCAATATATTCAAGGTATAACAAATGCAAAGTTAAACTTAACTGGAACAAGTGCAACAGTCTTATTTACAGTTCCTAGTGATGCCGATTTTAATGCAGCAATAGTTAATTCTATTTTAGTAGCTGAAAAAAGTGGTAATGCTGATACGATCACAGTCACAGTAACAAGTGGTGCTGATGTGTTTACTTTATTTAATGTAAAAGCAGTAGGAGCTAATACCACTGTAGAACTACTTTCAAAAGATTTGATATTACAGAGTGGAGAAGTATTAAAAGTACAAGCTGCAACTGCAAATAGACTACATGTTGTGGCTAGTATTCAAGAATTATCGAAGACAAGAGTGACAACAAGTGCGTTATCTAGAATATAACATTGAACAAAACTGTAATTATTGATAGAGTATTGAATCATGGGAATATTTAAAAGTTTTAAAAAAATTCTTAAAAAAGCAGCACCAATAATAGGTGGCACTATAGGTTTTTCTCTAGGTGGTCCACTGGGTGGTTCTTTGTTTGCTGGTCTTGGAACTGGCATAGGATCATTAGTGGCGGGTGCAGATCCAGATGACGCATTAAGAAATGCACTTATTGGTGGTATTGGTGCTTATGCAGGTTCTAAGTTTCTAGGTGCTGGTTCATCAGCTTCTCCAGACGCAAGTTTTATTACTGGATCTGAATCAATGAACCCTGCAACAGTAACTGCCATACAAAAAGCACAGGCACCAACATCTTTGTTTGATAAAGCTATAAACTTTGCTAAAACTCCTACTGGCATAGCAACTATTGGTGGCGGCATTGGAACTTTAGCTGCACTCGGTGAAGAACCAAAACAAGAAGAGTTTAAGCAAAGACCAGACCCAGTTGGTAAATCTAGATTAGGTCTTGGCTTTATAGGTGATAAGAGTTACAATCTAGATGACGATGAAGAAAGAAAACAATATTTTGATGATTTAAAAAGAAAACAAGAAAGAAGAGACGAAGTAGGAATAATGGCTGCCGCTGGTGGTGAAGTAAACGGACCTGGGACAGGTACAAGTGATTCTGTACCAGCAAGACTATCAGACGGTGAATTTGTACTGACTGCGAAAGCAGTTAGAGGTGCAGGTGGTGGAGACAGAGACATTGGAGCTGCAAGAATGTATGAGATGATGTCCGAACTAGAGAGGGTTGCATAATGGCTACACAAACTACAGAACAAACCGTAAGATTAGCACCATTTCAAGAAAAATTTTTAGCAGATATATTTAAAAGTGCAGAGGCTATAACAGAACCTGGCTCATCTATGCCGTTTTCTGCTCAACAGTTAGCAGGACTTTCACAAGGACAAAGAGACGCAATAGCAAGAGCCACATCAGGTGTAGGGTCCTTTGAACCTTTTCTACAAAGAGGTGCAGAGGCTATTGGTCAAGGGATCGGACAATTAGGAACTGCACAAGAATATGTCGCTGGAGCAGGTTTCTCCCCTACTGACTTCAGACAGTTCATGGACCCTTACACAGAAGACGTAATTGCAAGAACTCAACAAGATATTGCAGACAGAGGAGCACAACAACAGTTGCAGGCACAAGCAAGTGCCGCGGGTCAAGGTGCATTTGGTGGATCAAGACAAGCTGTATTACAAGGACAAATAGCTGCTGATGTTATGGATCAACAAGCAAGAACTGGTGCACAGCTAAGATCACAAGGTTTTGCACAGGCACAGAACTTAGCTCAACAAGCTGCACAACAACAGTTAAGACAAGCACAACTTACTGGACAGTTGGGTCAAACTGTCGCGGGTCTTGGTACACAAACCGCGGCTCTCGGTCAGTTAGGACAACAGATGGGTGTACAAGACGTAAACACATTGCTTGGTATAGGTGGTCTGCAACAAGGTCAGACACAAAAAGAATTTGATGTGGCAAGAGCAAACGAGTTAGCACAACAAGCATTGCCATTCCAAAGAATAGGTTTCTTATCTGATATATTCAGAGGTGTTCCAGCACTACAACAAACTGTATCAAGAACATCAACTCCACCACCGAGTAGATCTTCACAACTTCTTGGATTAGGAATCGCGGGTCTTGGAGCAGTAGGTAGTGCAGGTGGTTTTGGTAACTTTTTTAGTGGATCTCCAGTAGGAAGAGCGTAATGATTAGAAGTGTATTTGACAGACCAATGTTTCAAAACCCTAATATTCGTAGGAGTGAGCCTGGTGGTATCATGGCTTCTAGTCCAGAGTTAATTAGAGTGAGTACCGCTAATGCAAGTCCTTTAAATAAAACTTTTAATATTCCTCCTTTAGATATGAAAAACATACCAGGAGTTGCTAGTGCCTCAAAAGATAGAGAGGGTAATTTTTTATTCCCACAAGTTGTTTCTTTTTCTACTGAGGATATAGATCCTAAAGCAGAAAAAACAAAATTAGAGCAGTTAAAAGACATGGCTGCAACTGAAAAAAAACTTGCTACGGACACAGCTAAAGAAAAATCAAGTAAAATAGTTGATGATTATAAAAAAGACATAAACGAAACAAATAAAAAACTTTTAAACACAAAACCAACTGATGATGTTGAAGATATATCAGAAGATGTTGACACCACGCTAAGAACAGAAACCAAAACTGATACTAACATACAAGATTTTGATTTCAGTCCTACTAAACAAGGTATGGAAAAAGTAGCGAATGAAATTCAAACTTTATATAAAAACTTTTCAACAGATATGTCAAATTTAGGTAATAGAGATTTGTTCGGTACGACTATGAATAAAGCAGTTGAACAATATAGAGAGGCTCTAAACAAAAAACCAAAAGAACTTGACTTTGCAGATGTTAAAGATGATGTGTTTGAACTTCTTGGTTATAACAGAGACACACTCGATGAAAACTTATCCAAAGATCAACAGTCTGCCATATGGTTAAATGTAATGAGAGCTGGTCTTGCAGTTGCGGCTGGAGAAAGTGAAAATGCTTTAACTAATGTAGCCAAAGGATTTGGTATAGGTCTTGAAGGTTACGGAAGAGACATGAAAGACTTAACAGATGACTATAGAGAAGATGTAAAAACATATACAACAACTGCATATACCATGTTGAAAGATGCCAAGGCAGAAGAACTTGCAAAGAATACATTGAATTTGCAAAGAGCTGGAGCAGAGTTTCAGATAACAAGTCAGTTTTTTGGACAAGAAAGAGAGAACTTGTTGAATCAACTTAATAGAGAAGTTGCTGGTAGAATGTTAAAGATGAACCATCTAAAAGCGTTTGCCGATATGGATTTTGAAAAATTCAAATTTAAAGTTAGTGCAGATCAAGCAGAAAAAGCCAATGAAATAGCTTTTCAAAAATTAAAAATGATGGAAGAACCTTTAATACAAGGAGCTATCATTGATGGGTATATTGAACTTATTGATCCAAATAAACCTGCAACATCTGATAATTTAAAACCAACACAAAAATTCAAAGATAGTGGTAGAAGTTTATTAGATGTCTTGTCTAAGAAAAACATAACCAGAATAACAGATACTCAAGAAACCAGAGGTATTTTAGGGGACTTAGGTGGGTATGGTATAGTGTATGACAGTGATAAAACCATGCCAGAAAATGTTAAAAAAGCTATTGGACAAAAGATAAAAGAATTAGGAACAAGTGGAAGTATTTATAAAAAAGCCATGGATCCATCAGATCCTCAATATGCCACAGCTCTTTCTCAAATTATAGGAGCGTTTAAATCTCTACAAAAATTTGATGGTGTTAAACTTGACTTTAATCTACTCGATGAAGATATAAAAAATGAGTTAAGAACTGCTGCTGAAGGAGATCCTATTTTAGAAATATTTAATAGAAACAGAAGTCTCTTTTCAGATATAAATTTAAACTAGTGGTGTTGAATGTATACATACAATATAGATGGAACGAACTACACCTTTTCTGAAGAAATAGGCGAAGAAGAAGCCAGACGTAGAGTTACTGTAACTCCTGGCACTGGCACTCGCAGAAGAAAACAAAACCCACGATACGAAGGTTTCTTTACTGAAGCTGGTGAAGGTGTTCTCTCTGGTCTTACTAAAATACCAGAAGGTATCGTATCCACTGGAACATTAATATCTGATGCAATCACTGGAGGCAATGCAACGGGAGCCGTTGAAGCATGGTTCGATAATCTAAGAGAAGAAGCAGGTATAGACCCAGAAGGTGCAGCAGGTAAAGTCACAGAAGCACTTGTGCAGTTTGGTATTCCCGGCATTTATGCAGCATCAGCTATTTCTAAAGTTGGTAAATTAGCAACTGGTACTGGTAAAAGTGGTAGTTTATTTAGACCAGACAGATTTGTAACTGCTCCTATAACTAGAGGCACAAGTTCACTTTTAAAAAGATTTGCACCTGATACTAAAAAGGCTTTAACAAATGTAGAGCGTAGACGAAGAATACGAGAAGGTGAAGTAAAAATTGGAACTAAAAAAGTTGGTGAAACAGATGCTCGTCAGTTGTCCACGTTTCCGACAAGAAGAACAAGAGACATTGAAACAAAATCACAGAAAGTTGGAAGATATGCAGTGTTAGCAAGTGCTGCTGGTTTTGCAGATGCCATAGTTTCTACAGATGACACACAAACTCTTGGTGACTTTTTTGAAGCAGGCCCAACTAATACAATAGATGCAGTGGGAAAAGAAGGACAAGAAAGAGCCTTTGCTAAAATATTTAATAAGATGAAAGTTGGTATAGAAGGTGGCGTAGCCACTGCCATATTGCCTCCAGCATTTTTAGCGTCCTTGACTGTTGCGAACAGAACTCTAGCAGCACGACCCACGGAGCTTTTAGATAAGATAAGTCCTACACTGGGAGGAGGTTTAGCGAAAGCTTTACCTACTGGTAAAGAAACAACAGTTCTTGACATAGCTAGTGGGTTTACTGTGCCAATGGTAAGAGAAGGCATCAGAGGAGCAACTCGAAGAATACTTCAGAGAGAACAAGAAATACTTCAAAGAGGTATAGGTGGAGAAGAAGGAGTCAGCACTTTACAAGGTATCATAGGAAGAATGGAAGCTCTTGCAAGATACAGAGGTTTTTTAGATCCAGTAGTAGCAAGAGTTCGATCTTTGATCAATCCAGAGGTTGAGGGTAACATTAAACTTGCAAAACAGAAGATGCAAGAGATTGATGATCAAATAAAAACACTTTTAAAAACAGACAGATTCGCAAGTCTTCCCGATCAGCACAAGAAAAAATACATTGATAATTTTATGGATGTGTTAGAAGGAGCAGTTAAATCACAAGATATTGATAGGTCTGTTCTTACAGGTAGAAGACTACAAAGAGCAGAAGAAGGCGCTGCTAAAATTATTGATTTACCAGATGAGTTATACACTTTGTACAGAGGTGCAAAAGAAAATATTGAAAATTTAACAGAACAGTTTGTAAAAAGTAATGTAGTGAAAGAATTACCAGAACAAGCTGTAGATGGGGGTATAAGTAGAGGTGAGTTTCAAAGACAAATAAGAAGAATTGCTAAAGAAGGTGGTTATCTTAGAAGACAATATAGAATATATAACGATAAGAATTTTAAATTAGACCCTAAAGCCAAAGAAGAAATAATTCAAAAGATTATGACAGGTGAGGGTGTAGACATAGGACATGTCAGAGGTATTTTATCTGGAACTGCTCATAGATTAACTGATGCACAAGCAGCCGATCTTTATGCAGGCCGTTTGAATTTTACTAGAGCACAAGCAACTAGATATATAGATGAAGTTACAAGTAAAGCTAAGTTAAGAGGTGGTAGAGGGTTAAACCAAAGTAGAATTTTTCAAAATCGTCTTGATGTAAGTTTGATTCAAAAAAGAAAAGTAGATAGCGATGTGCTTAAAGCTATACTTGGAGAGATCAGAGATCCAAGAGAAGCATTTATATCCACTGTTTCAGAACTATCTAATTTTATTGCTACTGATAGATTTTTGCAATTATTCAAAAACTCTGTTGATGCAAACATAGCACAAGTAGCAGCTAGAAACTCTAGACTTGCAGCAGGAGCAGAACCAGAAAAGCAAGTGTTCTTTAACATGGATGACGAAGTTCTGAATATAATAAGGAACAACCCTAGTGAGTTTCAAGGTATTGATTTAACAACAATATCAAGAACAAGTGATTTAGATTCAGGTTCAATACAAAAAGCAGTAAGATTTTTTGAAGAAAAAAATCCGAACCATGTTATCTTAGGTCGATCTTCTGACACAACTCCTGGTGGTGATTACACCGCGGGTGCAAACGCAACTAAAAGTATTTACGGAACTATGTTTGGTTATGCAGTGCCAAGAGTTATGTTTAATAATTTAAGTAACTCAGTTTGGACAGATGCTGATACCATGCCAACTTTTCTCAGACAAATTTATGGTGGGATGCAGAAACTAAAAGGTGCTACACAGTACGCAAAAACTATTTTATCACCATTGACACAGGTCAGAAACGTAACGTCTGCTGCTGGTTTTGCTTTAGCTCAAGGTAACTATGGCAAAGGATCTAGTTTAGGCACATCTGTTAATACAGTTTTAAGGGATGTTATAGACAAAGAATTAAAGATAAAGAACATGACATTTCTAGATTTAGAAAGAGATGGTAAAACATTAGATTTTCTTGTGGAAATGCAAAAGAGAGGTGTTATTGGAAGTTCGGCACAACTTCGTGAAATACAAGATAACTTAAGAAAAGGTTTGGGATACGAAGCAAAAGGCGACTATGTAGCAGGTCAAGTAAGAGGGGATTTGAGGTTACCTGGAGAAGTTGGTGGTCAAGGTGGTCAGAGAAGTCCAGAATTTAAAGTAACCAGAAGAAGTAAACTAGGACAGTTTTTTGAAGGCCCACTAAACGTAGCAGAAGATTTATATAGAGGTGGTGACGACATTTGGAAAATATATAATTACTTCTTTGAGTTAAACAAACTAAAAAATGCTAGACGTAAAATGCACAACGAAGCTATTCAAGGTTTGAAAAAGATAAATCCATCTCCTACTTTAGATGATATTTCAAGAGCTGTTGGTAACGCAGACGCTCAATTTGGAAAACACATAAACTTTAATGTTAGAAGAGAACTAGATCCTAACATTGAAGGACAACAACAAGTTTCCTTTGGTCCGATTCAAGATCAATTATCAGAAGCAATGAAACAATTTGCAGCAGACAATGTTCGTAACTTGGTTCCTAACTATGAACTTGTTCCAGATTTAATTAAAGGTTTAAGAGGTTTACCAGTTGGTAACTTTATAGCGTTTCCAGCAGAGATATTAAGAACTGGGTTTAATACTTTAGATGTAGCTATGAAAGAACTTACTAGTGATAGCGCTGCTATCAGAGAGATAGGTGCAAGACGATTAACTAACGCAGTATTTACTTTTGGTGTTTTAGGAGAAGGGATGCAGAGATTCGGTCAGTTTATGACTGGTACATCCGATGAAGAGTTAGATGCAATCAATAGAAGAGCTGCACCTTGGCAGAAAAATGCACAGTTGATTCCAGTTGGAAAAGATAAAGATGGAAACCCAGAAGTTATTGATTTTAGTCACACGAATCCTTGGGATATATTATCTAAGCCGTTTCACACAGTTTTAAAATCTTTAAGAGAAGGAACGAGATTAGATAAAACAGATGTTCAAAACGCAAGAGGAGCTATTTACGATGCCATGGGTGAGTTCTTTGAACCTTTCTTTGGTGTGTCTATGATTTATGATGCTTTCTTTGATGTACTACCAAGAGAAGGTATTTCATCTTTTGGCGTAGGAAGAGGAGGCATAACACAGTCTGGTGCTAAAGTGTACAAAGAAGCAGACAGTTCCATGATGGCAGTAGAAAAATCTTTTTTACATATATTGAATACAATGAAACCAAATATACTACCTATAAGAATACCAACTGGTGCAGATGTAGGACTTACCAGTGCCTTGGAGGGTAGAGATTTTGAATCAGTAAAATCTATAGAATTAGGAAGAACAACAAGAGGTGTTTTATTTCCAG